AGTGGTATTGCTGTGGTGGAAGCTGCAGCGGGTTCTTTTGATTCTAAAGCGGGAGCACTCAGTTCTCGTATTCAAACACTGGAACAAGCAGTTGCGGACAATGATGTACGTGGTTTGAACACCAAATTAGCCAGTATTAGTACTCAGATGCAAACTATTTTAGAGCAACAGAAAACGCTTTTAGATTTGCGCTCGCAGGTAGAAAGGAGTACCACCATCACTGATAACTTGGATGATGAACTAGAAACACTTAACACAGAGATAGAAGACATCTGGAAGGCCTACGATTCACTTGTAGACAATCCACTTAATTAGGAGAAGTATTATGGCTACCCCGAATAAAGGCAAAGCAAAAGTAAAAGTCACGGCAAGTGGTAAAAGAGTAAGCTACGGTCAGGCAGGCAAAGCTAAGGATGGTAGTGCTCGAGTACAGCCTAGCAGCAAGAAGGGAGACGCTTACTGTGCCAGGTCCGCTGGACAGAAGAAACGCTCACCTAAGGCAGCTAAAAATCCTAACAGCCCATTGAATCTAAGTAGAAAGAGATGGAAGTGTTCAGGGACTAAATCAAAGAGGTAACACTATGGCTACCACTAAAACAAAGAAAGATGCTTGCTACAAGAAAGTAGTTAAGTCTATGCCAAAAAACTCCGCTTACCGTTCGGGGCATATGGCTAAGTGCCGAAAGGTCGGCGCAAAGAGTTACGGTAAAAGCAAGAGGAAATAGTATGGCAGTACGTAAGACAGCGAAAGGCGCTTCGTTAAAGAAGTGGTTTAAAGAAGACTGGCGCGACGTCAAGACTGGAAAACCTTGTGGACGTTCAGGTAAAGATGACAAGAGAAAAAGTTATCCCGCATGTAGACCTAAGAAAGTTGCTTCCAAGATCACCAAGTCAGAAGCAGCGAAGAAGACAGGACCTAAAGCTGTCAAGTGGTCTACGACCTCTTCCGGTAAGAAGAGAAAGAAGTAGCGAAATTCCTCAGGGGTAAAATGGACAACCTCCGGTGACCCGACGGTAGTGACGGGGAGGATACACTACCACTAATTCAAGAATACCACTCGCGAACACGTCGTTCTGCAGCAACGGAAGTTTCGCTACCTTAGGGACCGTTGACGATAAAAACTCGACAGGTCAGTCGTTGCACCGGGTGGGTGTCAGGCCTCGGGGTACCAGGTAAAGCTGTGCCCCGAGTCCAACCAGGAAACATTATGGATAATCAGAAGAAGGAAGCTAGAGCACAGTTGGAAGCTCTAAGAGAACTTAAAAGAAGAAAGAGTCTTGAAGAATACTCTGATAACTTTGAGAAGTTCTCAGAAGAACAGATTAGAATTATCACTAAAGACGCTACTAAAGGTTTTGTGCCATTCGAATTTAATGAAGCACAAGTTATTATTAATGAGGCGTTAGAGAAACAAAGAAAAGAAACAGGTAAAGTTAGAGCCATTATTTTAAAGGCTAGACAACAAGGTATCTCTACCTTCTGTGCAGGGAGAGTGTTTTGGAAGACTTACTTTCAACAACACACCAGATCTGTAGTGATGGCACATGATAGTGCTACCTCAGATTCTCTCTTTTCTATGAGTAAAAACCTCATTAAGAACATGGAGAAAGGGTTACAACCTAAGTTAGAAAAAACGAACGCAAAAGAAATTGCGATTCAAACCCCCGCTTATCCCGACTCAGACGCAGTAGGTTCTTATAGACTGTACACTGCCGGATCCCCGGAAGCGGGACGAGGAACTACTCCTACTATCTTGCACGCATCAGAGGTCGCATTCTGGCAACATGACGCTAAGATTCTAGCGGGCTTGTTTCAAGGTATCTCTCAAGCTGATGGTACAGAAGTTATTATTGAATCAACAGCCAATGGTGCTTCAGGAGAATTTTACAGACTGTATCAGGCAGCTGCTGCAGGTGAATCTGATTATGTAGCTATATTTATTCCCTGGTTTAAAACTGCGGAATATAAGAGAGAAGTACCGGATGAATTTGAATTAACTTTCGAAGAAAAAGATTACAAAGAAAAATATGAATTAACAGACGAGCAAATATACTGGAGACGACTTAAGATCGTTGAAGGTGGAGTAGACAAGTTTAGACAAGAGTATCCTGCTAATGCAGAAGAAGCTTTCTTGGTGTCTGGTTCCTCTGTATTTAATCCAGAGAAAATCAACTCTTTTCTACCAGTACAGCCAGTAGCCTTACGTTTATATAACGATAAACTAGGTTCTTTTGATGACAGTCCTAGAGGTAATCTAGAAATATGGATACCGCCTGACTGGGAAGATAACTATATCATCGGAGCGGATGTTGCACTCGGGGTTAAACAAGACTACAGTACTGCTATTGTACTTAATACTAAAGGGCATATATGTGCCATGTATAGAGATAATACTGTAGACCCTACTCTATACGGAGAACATTTGTTTTATCTAGGACGTTACTTTAATAACTCCTTGATGGCAGTAGAATCTAACAGCATGGGTGTCGCCACTCTACAAAGATTAAAACAAATGAACTACGTTAACATGTACTACGAAACCAAAGCGGCTAGGCTAAGTTCTGAAGAAGGACAAACCCCTGGTTTTAGAATGACTCATGGTAGTAAGCCTAGAGTTATCGGTCAACTTAAAAACGCGGTAGAGGAAGAAGATATTTGGATTCCTTCAAAGACTATTATCTCTGAAATGAAGACTTATATTTCAACATCATCGGGTAAAACAGAAGCTATTCAGGGTAGGAACGATGACACAGTAATGGCACTAGCTATTGCATGGGAAGCGTACCGTACTAATATTGATAAGCTTACTAATAATAAAGTTGACTGGAGACAAAAGAATTTGGTTAATCGTAATAATGAGGAATGGATCTAATGGCTAAGACAAGTAAACAGATTGAGGAGATTCGTCAGAGAATGATGAAAGATCCTCGTCAAGCTAACTTTGCTCAACACATGATCAATCCTGAAACTGAAGAAGGTCAGGAGAAGATTAAAAAGTTTCAAGCCGCAGGAGTTAAAGCTTCCGCAGAGGCTCGTAGACTAAGAAAAGAAAAGGATATTCGTATTAAAGAGAAAGCTGCTGAAATGGCAGAGACTCTTGCAGCAATTAACTCTGTTGCACAAGATCCTCTTGATGTTATGAAGTTGCTTATGCATGAAGCAATGGAAGACGGAGACAGAGAAGAAGCCTTTAAAATTGCTAAAGAACTAGGAGAATATAAAGCACCTAAGAAAACTCGCGTTGAATCTGTTAACACAGATAGAAGCAGTTCAGACTTGAGTGTAGAAGAACTAGAAGAACTAGCACAACTTAAAAAAGATCTGGGAGGATAATCATGTCTATTTATAGAGCGTCTAAAGGCGTAAAACAAAAGAATGGTAAAATCTGGGACCCTACTACTAAGTCCAAGAACTCAGCTACACAAGCAAGAGCAAACGAAGTTGAGATCAAGGAACCAGAGCTAGTCCGTGCTCACCGCGAAGAATGGCGGAAAGAGGGGAAAGACGGACTGCACAGCTGAACCACATGCTGTTCTGGGTCATGGGGTACCTATGGTTCAAAAACCCCAACCAATTATACCCATATGGGTGATAGATAGATAGGAGGCCTATATGGGCGATTATATGACGGGTTACCGAGAGAAGGTAACTGACGAACAACTAATAAACTTAGTGTCTACAGGCGTGTCTAACTCCGTAGGAGATTTTTTAAACTCTTCTGAGCTAGCTAACGATAGGTTACAATCTACCTATGAGTACGCAGGTCTACCAGCAGGGCACCTTAGCCCTAATGGTGTATCTAAGATCGTATCTTCAGACACCACAGAGACAGTGGAAGCTTACCTTGCAATTATTTCAGAACTTATGTTTAATAATAACCGGTTGGCAAAGTTTAAATCCTGGTCAGCTTCACCAGCAGCTATCGCTGCGGCTAACGATGCTTCTGACCTGGTAAACTACACTATCTTTAAGAAAAATAACGGGTGGGAACTCCTAAACACTTGGGTAAAATCTGCTCTACTGTGGAAGAACTCAGTTATCCGTTGGGACTTCGTGGAAGATATGTCTACCAACTTTGAAGAGTATGATTCTCTTACAGAGGAGGCACTTGACCTTAAACTAGCGGACAAAGATATTGAGGTGGTTGGAGAACTAAACTTCAACCCAATGACCAATACTTACGAAGACGTTAGACTTAAACGTACTTACGATATGTCTCGCGTAAAGATTGAGAATGTTCCACCAGAGAACTTCTTGATTTCTCGTGACGCAAGCAGCATTGAGACTGCAGCTTTTGTAGGTATTCAAGTAGAGATGTCTCGTTCTGACATTCGAAAGATGTACCCTGATATTGCAGAGGGTATGGAAGATTGGTCAGTATTACCTACTACTTCAGAAGATCACACAGTATATTCACATGATGTAGCTGTACGTAAGCGTGTCACCGGACAATCTTACTGGCAAGGTATGACTGATGCAGATGATGCATTGGAGGCTAACCGAAATGTAGCAGTAACAGAATGTTGGATGGAAGTAGATCGCGATGGTGATGGTATCGCCGAGCTTAAGCACTTTATCGTAGCAGGAGATACTATCCTACACGAAGAAGATTGTAGCTATGTACCTCTCGCTTCACTAAGTCCTTTTGAAATTCCTTATGAATTTTTCGGGCTATCTGTGGCGGACATGACACGTTCCACTACTCTTACATCTACTGCTATTCTACGCGGCTTTGTAGAGAATACTTACCTATCTAACTATTCTCCAAAGCTAGCAGACCCAAACGTTGTAGACTTCTCTGCTCTACAGAACCTACGACCTAAACAGATTATCCCAACTAATGGTAATCCTCAGGGCGCAGTATCTGATCTACCGCCAAGCACTATCAGTGCAGGCACCGTTCCTCTACTACAGCACCTACAGGTTCATAAAGAACAAGCTACAGGTATGTCTAAGGCTGCACAGGGTCTTAACGATGAGCTGTATGTCTCAGGTAATAGTGAGATGAAACTAAGTCAAGTAATGAATGCTAGCCAAAAGCGTATTCAACACATTGCACGTAAGTTTTCTGAAGGTGGATTTAAGAGACTATGTGATGGTGTATTTAAAACTATCCGTGATAACATGGATGAGATCACTATTATGTCAGACCGCAGAGGAGAGATTCTTGACGTAGACTTAAAGAACCTACCAGAATGTATCGAGCTAGAAGTAGACGTTAACTTGGGTGAGAACTCCAATGCTAATAAACGTGACAAGCTTATGTTGGTAGCATCACAATTAATTCCTATGCTGAAAGAATCAGGCGCAGGTAGTATGATTAAACCAGATGCAGTAGCTACTATTGCTTTCGATCTATTGAATACACTAGACCTTAAACCAGAGAACTATCTACGTGATCACACTACAGAAGAGTTCTTGAAAGAAGCACAAGGGCTACAAAAGAAATCCGCAGAGGAACAAGAAAAGATTAAAGGAATCAATAACCGTGTTGAAGAATCTAAAGCTAAACAAGCAGAAGCTAACTCTGTTTACACAAAAGTTCAAGCAGATAATGCTCTACAAGATAACATTAGGCAAACGGCTATTGCGTTGGATCGTCACGATCAAGAATGGGCTAGGCTCCAGACTGCCGCTATTAAAGCAGAAGTGCCTCCAGAGTATCTACCAACTCCGGGAAATATGGATGAAATAATGATGAAAGCTAGCCAGATTGTTAAGTCGATCGAAGCAGCTCCATCAGGAAAAGAAGCAGAATCATTAGACGCAATGGTTAAAAAATTAGGTATTGAACCTGCACAAGCAGTTCAAATGCTACAACAAGCTATGGGAGGAGGTGGCCAATAGGCCCCTCTTCACCACAATCCCTCTACCCTTATGGATGATGGACAAAGGTAAATTATGGAAAAGTACAGAGAAGCAGGCGATAAGCGGATGACCAAGAAGGTGCATCCAGATCGTCTATCACAGATCGCACTACAAGAAGCAGAGTTTGCTGCACACACTCGCAACAGCTTCTTCGATTCAGCCTATGGGGATATCTTAGTTGATTTCTTTATTGAATGGTTGAAAACAGAACCTCACGAAAGTAAAAGCCGAGAACATCTTTATGCTTGTTCAATGGCGCTAGGTAGCGTCAAAGAGAAGTTGATTAGTATTGAGACCCGGGGACGTAATATCCCTGTGATGGAAACTCTAGGTGAGGAGAACAACGATGATTAGAAGCAGCAAAGAATCCATTGATAAAGTAGTAGTTAATATTGAAACTTCTATCGACTACTTTATTAACCAACATATCGCAGACATTAACGGGGCAAGTCGTATTAGAAACGACGCCTCAGTTGTACGGAGCCTGTTCGAATATCGAACCGCTTTGCTAGAGCTGCTTGAAGAGAATACTCCAAAGAAGAAAAGAGGTAATCCCAATTTTGGTAAAGATAACCCTTATCTGAAAAAGGAGGTAAGTGAATAATGGCTGAAGAAAATAATTCTACCCGTATGGATGACGTATTGGACAACAGCGGTTCTGAAGATCAGATGCTCGCAGACATTCTTAACAGATCGGAAATACTCCAGGAAGCTGGTGTAGTCCCCGTCCCTGAAGAATCTCAACCCGAGGCTGAACTTGAGGACTCAGAAGAAACAGGAACAGAAGAAGACCTTGAAGAGCCTGTAGAATCTGCCGAATATGAAGATGATGTTGAATCAGATGATGAAGAAGAGACAGATAGTGATGAGGAAAACGGAGATGCTACGGCTACCGAAGTTGATACTTACGCACTGGATGACTTGGAAGACATTATGGTGACCCACAAGATTGATGGTGAAGAGGTAACTCTGCCGCTATCAGATTGGATTGCTGGTTCCGCTACCAAACAACATCTTAGTAAACAAGGTCGTGAAATTGGGGAAGCTCGTAAATCGTTAGAGGAAGAGCGTACTCAAAAATTAGGTGAAATAGAAACTTTAGCAAGCATTGTAGCTAACGAAGTTTATACTGAAGAAACTAAACATCAGAACAAGTATCACGAAGTCTCTCAGAAGCTGGCAGCAGCTCAAAAAGAGGGGGATACCTACGAAATTGGTGAGTTACTACAGGAACAAACTAAAGCACAGGCTGATTATTGGGAAGCTCGTAATAAAAGAGAAACACTCTCAGCACAAGTAACCCAACAACGTCAGCAGTTGCAACAAGAACAATTTGCAGAATCAGTAAAACATTTTAATGATACCATTACGGAAATTATTCCGGACTGGGACGATACTATTCAACAATCCGTGCGTGATTTCGCATTGGAACAAGGGCTTCCGGAAGTCCTGGTGAACTCAGTGTCTGACCCGAATGTAGTAAAATTTGTAGATGAATTCCGTAGATTGAAGAAGGGTGTTCAGAGTGGCGCTAAAAAGCGCGCTAAGATCCCTGCCAAGAAGATGCCTGCTAAAAAGGCTGCATCACCAACTAAACGTAAACAGGATAAGGAGTCAACTATTAAAGCTCGAGCATTTAAAAAGGATGCATCTAATAAAGATCAAATCGAGTTCTTAAAGAAGTTTGCTCCCACACGATAAGCCAGTATTCGGCTAATTATATAGGTAAAGTAAAATGGCAACAGGACGTTACGGCACTTCAGGTGCATCAACACAAGCGGCAAACGCAGTAGGCAACCGCTTCCCATCAGGCGCATCCAGCGCAGCAGTATC